GTTTGCGGCAGCATCGTCGCCGGTTGTCATCCGCATAGCGCCGCAGGACTGGGCATTGTAGGCAGGCGCTACCACCTGCGGATCGCTTCCTACCTGTGCCCCCCACTGATCTGCAATTGCGTCTCCGAGGAAATCGTCATACAGCCGAACAATATGCGAACTTACAGTGGCGACGGGCCGCCATCCGTAGCTGTCCGTCCCGACGGTCTTCAGCCACTTTTGATACCCGGCAGCGGCGGACGTCTGGAAAAACTCGGAACATAGACCACCACCCAAAATACCGTTCGGGGCTGCCGCATTGTGCGATGTCCGTCGATTATTGGCATAATCCCACCAATCAGTTGGGAACGACGAACTTTCGCCGACGTTGCCTTTAACTTTGACGTGCAGCCCGATTGCCCCGCCGCCGGAAAGCGTTTTATTTATCGGATTGGTATAATCGGCAAATACGTTCCCGGTGATCGCGTAGTAATCGACTGTCACCGCGGCCTGAACGACAATCCCGATCAGATCCTGAAAGCTGGTGATCAGGTTGCCCGTCATGGAAATGTTGCTGCTCGCAGTCAGACGAATTCCTGATGCGCTGCCGCTTCCTGGACCTTTCAAAAAATTACCACTGATGTTTTGATTGTCGGCCCCGTTGATGTCGATGGCCGTTCCAGATGCAATAACGACCGTATTGCTTGTAATAGAATTGTCCGTTGCGTCTCCGTTGACGTAGATCCCAGCGTTATCCGTGTTATAAATATTGTTCCCGGATACTTGGTTATAAACGGCATCAGCCGTGTTTATGCTAATCCCCGAATTGGTTATGCCGTTACCATGAACCGTGTTGCCGCTCACGGCATTGTTGTAGCCTCCGGCCTCAATCCCAATGGTGGTGGGGCCAAAAACACTATTTCCCCCAATGACACAGGATCGGCAAGCCAAAGTTCCACCAAAACTGATTCCTATAGTTCCCCCCGTCACCACATTGTCGTTGACGACACAGTCCGCTATTGACAATGCGGCGGCATCGCCGAAAAGCTCGATGCCTAGCTGGCTTCCGGACGGCGAGCTTGCCATGATCACTGTGTTGCCGGAGACGCGACCGTTTTTCAGAACCAAGCCGGTGCTGATATTGGAGATGGCAATTCCGGTAATGTCTGTTGTCGAGTTCGCGGAAAGATCAACGTCATTGCCTTCGATCGTGAATTCGGTAATAGCCGCGCTGCCCGCATAGAGATAGATTCCGGATGCATCAATGGCGGAAACATTGCAATTTCTGACCGTCGGATTATTGCAGTTCTGCAACTCAATCCCGCGATTTCTTCCGTTGACGATCTGGATATCTTCCAGGACGATATTGTCCGCCGCCGTCGCGACAATAACCTTGCTAGTGCCTGTTTGATTGGCCTTGTTGCCGTCCAACGTGCCTCCCTCGATGGACACGTTGTCGGCTGAAATCGTGATCAAATGGGCATTGGCGCCGCCCGCCAACTTGATCGTGGCGCCCTCCAAAAGGAGGATTTTCATGGTTGAGGAAACGGTCAGGCCAGACACGATATACGTTCCGGCCGGAACAATAAGCTGTTTCCCCGCCGCCGCCGTAATCGCGGCCTGGAGCGCCGTCGTATCGTCTATCGTACCGTTGCCCGTGGCCCCAAAATCCTTGACGGTCAATTGTTGACTGAAACGTGAGGCGTGGGTCAAAGACGTGTCGCCGCCGATTGCCGTTGCTGTGTTGGCGCTTTCATCTGTCGGCTCGAAATAAGCCACCGCGCCAACCTCGTCAAACCCAAGCCTCGTGTTGGCGCGGCTTTCAATTGTGGACAATTCAGTTGCAATAACCTCATCCACGACATTCACCCGTATACAACGGCTGACATCGCGGAGGATTTCTTGCAAAATCCAAAACTGACGGTCTTCGCCAGTGTTGACGACGCGCGCGAAAAAATCCCCCCCCGGCGAAAAATCGCTGGTCCGCGCGGCGGTGCGCTGCCCCTCAATTACAATAATGTCGCCAGCCGCGCTGCTTGCGGACAATGTAATCGTTCCTTCGCTGGGGGCCTCGCCGTTGAGCGCTACCGTATAATCATTTCCGGCCCCTTCTTCCAATTTTGACACGGTTTTCGTAGCGAAGTCTTTTTTCCAAACTTCCAAGTCTGCCGCCGCGTCAATAGGAAAATCGAAAATGAATTCCGTCTGCCCGGCTGTCGCGGTATACGGCCCGGAGCGCCGGTCATTGCTGGCTGTCGTCATTGCAAAAGTCCTTTCACGCTACCGAGAACGGCATAAATCACAAGCCATACGACAACCCACCAGCCCCATAGCAACATGTTACCGACTAGATTTTTCATTGCGCCCCGCCTCGTGGCTGCATGGTTGCCATCTGCTGTAACACGCCATTGATACCCTCAGCGATATCCGGGTTGTCGTTCGCGATGGCAACCAACCGTCCAATATGCGACGGGATGCGCGAAGCCTGGGAAATCGGGGTTGCAAGCCATTTGACAAAACTCGGATTGGTGATCATTTTCGCGGCCATGCGTGGGGCGATGATCGCGGCGGCGGCTCCGGCGGCCCCGCTGGTCTCGCTGCCGCCTGTGATGGCATAAGTAGCAAGGCCCCCCCCGACCGCCTGAAGGGTCATCCACGAAATCATGACCCGTCCGGTGTTCGACGTGTTGGCAAACTTTTCCGCGCCCTTGAGCGAGGACATAACCTCAACCAACGTGTCCAAGTCGGGCCGGATTTTTTCATACCGAGTCCCGCCGAATAGCGCGTCTTTGGCCTCTTTCGACATCCGGCTCCAATTGGTCATAAACGTGTTGACGCTGAACGCCGCGCCGGTCGCGTCCTGGGCTCCGGGCGTGGCAAGGCCCATGCGTTCCAAAGCCGACGCGGCCACGGTGTCCCATTCCTCCGGCGCAAACTGCCGTCGAAGTCGGGCAAGAACCGTCCCCCCGTCCCGCGTCCCGGCCATCGCATACCGGAAAACCTGTTCGTCGGTGTTGAACTTGCCTATTTTCTCCAGCGTCGTTGCGGCGGTGTTCATCCAAGCGCGGGTATATCGGTCGGCAACGGCTAGCTTTCGCTTCGCTTCCTCGCTTGTGATCGTCGCGGCGGCCTTCATATCATCGGTCAATGCCCCATAAATGCGCTTGAAAGCCGCGTTCCTGGCTCCCGACGACGTAACGAGCATCGGCGTTGCCAAGTCACGGCCAACCATCGTTCTGACATCGCGGAGGGTTTGAAACGTTATCGTCCCCTGGTTATCAAGGGCGTCGAGTTCGATGTTTTTCAGAAACTCGATGGCATCGCCAAGCGCCCCTTTCAACGAGCGGGGGGCGTTCCTAATCTGCATCTCCATTGACCGGCGAAGCCCCCGCACGGCGTCAAGGTGTACCGGCGTTTCCTTGCCAATCAAATCGAACGCCGCTTGGTATGCGCCCTCTTGCTTGAATTGGAACCGTTCCGCCGCCCGGACAGCCCCGCCCCGGATCGTCTCCCCGACACCTTGCGGAGTCATCGGTTTTCCGATCTTGCCGATGATGGAATTCGCCGCGTCACGGGTCTGGCCCAATACCTTTTCCGCGTTCTTCTGCATAACGTCCGCCGCAAACGGTGAACTTTCCAGCGCTTTTTCGAGCGTCTGGATAGTATGGCTCGACGATGCGGCCCCGGCGGGTGGATCGATGCGCAAGTCACGGAACTTCTGAACAAGCGTTGTCGCGCGTCCCTTGAGCCCCTGGGCGACATTTTTCATCTGCCCTGCGACAATCTGCCCACCGCGCTCGCCCGCCGCGTTGAGCATAAATGTTAGGCCGATGTCCCCGATCCGCTCCAGAGGGGAACGGGTATCGATTCGCCCCATGAGAAATTCGGCGCTGACATCAAACAAACTCGCCGCCGTGGCAGCGCCCGCGCCCGCCGCCAGCGGAACCGTAACGAGTTCTTCCGGCGTGGCGATTTGCGGGCCAAGCTGTCCCCCAACCAGCGCCGCCGCGCCGCCAAGCGCGCCGCCAATAAATTCCGCTCCCTCCCGGGCGGCCCCGGCAATGTCCCCCATATCCATCCCGGACGGATTAAACAGCCGAATACGCCCGCTTTCCGGATCGGTGAACACGAAATTGTCTTCGCCGTAGGGAATGGCGTCCGGGTAGAACTGTTGGAGGTTAGCAAGACGATCCTCTTCGGGGCCACTCCCTACGGCCAAGCGAACCCGCGATGGTGCCCCCGTCTTCTTGTCGATGTAGGGTGAAAACTCTTCCGAGGAAATGAACGTGCTGATCGCAATACGCCGCTGTTCGTCATCCATGTCAGCGGGCATGTTGACGTTTACGCCGCCGATATTGAATGTCACCATCCCGCCCGGAGATGCCTGTCCCTCGGCTTCGGCTTCTGGTGCGGGGGCCGGGGCGCGGTTTTCGGTCGGGGATGCGGTCATGTCGGCCATGCTATTCGCCCTTGTTCACCGTCCGGCCCATAAGGTCGATTGTAAAGCTCGGGGTGCCGGTCGGCTGGCCCTGCCCGCCTTGCGCCGTGTCTTCCTCGCGCAATGGGCCGAGGAAATCGACCACGACATTACGCGGGTCTACCCCCTGCCGCTCCGCCAAGTCCCGATATTGCGTTTCAAGCTGCAATTGGGTTTTGGTCTGGGCGTTCAGCATGTTTCGTGCCTGCTCAACGAAGTCCGCCCGCTGGGCATCGGATAGCCGCTTTCCTGTTGCGATTTGGCGAATAGCGGACGCAACAGGACGGGGCACGGTTACGCCTATTTCCTCTTGCTCCTGGAGCCACGCGCTCGACGCCTGAGCCGTCGCGAACTCGCTTTCCCGGACCACGGAATTCGGATCAAGAATTTTCATGTAGTTGAAAATCGTCGCCAAATCACCGGCGGCGGACGGCTCTTGCGTGGCGGCCGTCAGGCGGTTGAAGCTGTCGCGCATGGAAACGAACTGGCCGGAGGACTGGCGGAACTCTCCCCGAAGCTTAGTCGACAACTGATCCCCTTGGCCGTCCGACAGGCCCATGACTTTAAGCCGCTCGGTCAAAGTCAGCGGCCCGCCCTTAACTTGTTCATAGGCGACAATCTTTTTGTTGATGTCATCGATCCATTTATTTTGCGCGCGGTCGTGCTCGGCAATCTTGTTACCGTATTCCCTTTGCATCGCGGGGGTGAGCGTTTCCTGCATCCCCGGCACGGCCAGCAGTTCCCGCGCCGCGTCTACGTTGCCCCGTGCGAAGTGTCCGTCGAGCGCGGACAAAAGGATTTGCTGCCGCCCCCCTGCTCTTGCCTCTTCCTCTTGCTCGGCTGACATGAACGCTCCGGCGTTGCGTTCAATCGCTATATCCAGCATCCCGAAGGCGTCTGATACGGCGTCGGGGTCTCGGATGACCTGGGACGTGAAGTTGTTTACATCCTGGTCGATTATGCCCATAGCCTGATGCTGTTTCGCCAACCGCGCGGCCTCCCCAAGGTCCAAAGCCGCTGTGGCTCTGGCTGATTGCAAGTCGGCCCAAAGCTGCGCCTTGCTTTCGGCCGACCCTTGATGTTCCGAAACGGCCGCGTTCATCTGCGCGCCGGTCTCGGTCAAAAACGTTTCCATCGTCTTGTCATCCATTAGGTCGCCTTCCGTCTTCAATCGTTCCACGCGCAAAGTCATCGCCGTTTCGAAATTCGTCGTGGCCACTTGGCGCTTTACGCCGTCCTGACGTTCTCGGAGAGTGCGGGACCGCTCCGACCGCATCCAAGCATCGTTTTCCTGCTGGCTGGCATACCGTAACACACGGTCGCGTCCTTCGTCATCCAAGCCATCCGTCAGGTTGACTGTTCCGGAAACCATTTCACCGTTTTCATCTTCTATTCCGACGTTGATAAACGCCTCCCCGTTTTGCAACGCGAAGACGGCCGCCGTCTTGTCGTCGGTGGCGTCTACATAAGCTTTGGCGGCGCTTTCCAGAAAATCGCTTTCCAGCGCCATTTCCATTTTGGCGCGCTCTTCCCCTGTAAATACGGGCTGGCCGTCCGGCCCAACTTGCATCAGCGCTTGTTTCCACCGCTCGTAAATCGATATGTAATTGCCAAGCGCGGTTGTCGACACGCTGGGATCGTCGCTAAACAAGTCCGGAGCGAGACGATTGATATCCTTGCCTAGTTCGTCTCCTAGCCGAACAACCTGCCCCTTTAGCTCCCCGGTATAGAACGTATTGTAGTTTTTGCTGATCCTTCCACGTGCCGACGCGGCCCGAAGATCGAACTGCTGGCCGAACACAGCCGCCAACGCTTCATCGGTCAAGGCGATTTCCGAAACAACGCCTTCTTTATACCCGGCAGCGGCGCTGGCGAATCCCTTTGGGTCGATGGAAAATTTCGTCTCAAGTTCGGCCAGTTTGGCGCGGGCATTCAAGTCTATTTGGTTGGCGAACGACTGCAATGCCGCGTCGTTGAACGCCTCCCCGCTCAACGTCCAATCGTCGTCCCGAAGCTCCGGGGTTCCCGACGCACCCGCAATCCGCCCCTTTTTCTTGGCGTCGGCAATGGCCTTGCGGTCCATCTGGTCCTGTAGGCCGTCGGTGATCTTGGCCAGTCCGGCCGCCAAGCCTTGAAACGAGCGTGCGCGGCCCATTGACATTTGAACGGACGGGACGCTTCGGGGCGAAACGGAGATATTCAACTTGTTGGTAATATCGGCCACGATTACCCCCTGACGGCCCGACGAAGGAAGAAATTACCGACCGAGGACGCCGCGTTGGTGTATCCGCTGAATCGCGAGGACGAAGCTTCAAGCCGAAGCTGATCGGCGCGCGCTCGCCGGGCCGCACTGCTGATTGCCGCGTTGGACCTGGAGATACTGGTTTCCTGCTCGCCCTTTTTCGCGATGGCTTCTTGCGCCGCCGCGACCGACCCTTCGCCAGTCACACCGGCGGCCAGCGCGTTGACCATGTTTTGCTCCAGCGCCTCCACGGTTCGCTGCGAAATCTCCAGGGCTTCCTTGCGGCCTTTCAATAGTTCCTGTTGCGCCGCGAAGCTTTCGAACCGAGCGCTGGTTTCCGCCGCCGCGCCTGCCGCCTGTCCTCCCGCAATGCTCGACAGGGCGGTAAAGGCCGTCAGGCTACCCGTGAGGATATCCCCGAACGTCAGGGCGGAAAGGCCACTCATCAAGCCGCTTCCGGCAAATGCGGTGGCGGAAGACAGGCCAACCTCAGCGGCGGTGAACGCCCCGGCCGCCGTCGCCCCGGCCGACAGTCCGGCTGCTGATGCGGCCGACACCCCCGCCGTCGTCGCAACAGAAGAACCGGCGGCGGCCGCTGATCCGAACATTGTTGCAATCGCTGTCGCCATTACACGGCTACTCCCTTGGCCAACCCCAAAAGCTTCATTTTATACGGGGCGTTTTGGGTAATTTCAGCTTGCCCGAAATCATCCCAACCTAGCAAGCCGTCTTCTCGCACGTTGCCGCTGTACTCAGGGATAGCTTGATCGAGAAGCTCAGACCCGAAAGCCTGGAAAGCAATCGGGTTGTTGTTGATGTTAAGCCCGGTCGTGTCCTGAACGCGGCACAGAACCCAGGCCAACCCTTTCTTTTCGCGAACCGCTGTGCCGTTCGGCAACTCGGCTTCAAGCGGCATGTCCTTAATCCACGTTTCATTGCCAAGCGCGGTTTGCGTGCTGTCCCCATAGACCAGTTCGCGGGCGACAGCCTCGGTTTTTCCGCTCGCCTGTAGCCGGGTCACTTCGCTTTCCTGAACGTCCGGCCATGCCAGCCCGACTTGATAGCTGTCCTCCGCATCGCGCGAGAATGTCACGGTTCCGGACGAAACGGTCAAATCTGGCTGAATGCTGTCATCCAAAATCGCCTTGACCGTCGCGCCTTCAAGGTGCGCCGCCGAGGCCGACGACGCCGGTGCGCCTAGGCTGTCGTCGATCACGCCTGCATCCACACGCAACCGGCTGTCGAAAACCTCGATAAAACGCACATCGGTTTCGTCAATAGTCCGGTCAACGGCAAAATAGCTGTCTGTTCCAATGACCCCAACGGCATTGAAATCGCCGTCCGTTTCGCAAAGGGTCCACGCGTTGACGTTTTGCCCGCGCAAGGTACAAAAGACGCCAAGCGATCCGTCATCGTTTACTGAATAGATGTAATCGGCTTCGTCGGTCGACGTGCTTTTGCGAATGGCTGTGTCGACCGGTTGCGACACAAGATGCGAAGCCAGAAGAGAAACGTTGTTAGCCTGATAGGCTTGCTCGGTATCCACGAAGATGAATTCGCGGAACGCTTTCCCTTCCCGCTGAACAAAGATCAATGCCCCGTCGACCGCGTGGACCCGCAAGCCCTTTTTGCTGCCTCGGTCGGTGGTGAAGCGGGGGAGGAAGTTCGACGGCGTAAGGGCTTCGTCCTCCGACGCAGGAACATAGAATTCGCCGGTTGTGGCAAAGGCGCTGAAGTGCCGCCCAGGAACGAGGTTGACGAAAGTCGGCACCCCCTCCGAAACCGTCGCTTCGATGGCATCCGCAACACTGGCGTTTCCGATTGAGTAGTTCCGGTAGTTCCCGGCGACGGACCCCCATATGGTCGACGGCTGGTCAAACGTCCCGGCGAAATAGAGCCGCCCGTCATAGAACGTACAGGCGCGCGGCCAGCCTCGGGCATTCGACCAACTGGCCTCTTCGATTGTCCATTGCCCGGCGGGGATCGCGGACGTATCGGTGAAGTCCATCAGGATGGTGACGACGACGACGGTTGCGCTCGTCCGCGAAGTAATTTCCGCATAGCCGCCATTGCCCCTGATGAACTTGCCCACGTCCGACGTTTCGAACGTGGCCGCTCCGGCGGTAAAGTTGATTCCGGTCCCTGTGGCCGCCGCCGGGGTGCCGGTGGCGCTGGTCACGCGCTCAAAAGGATAGGTCGGGAAAGTTGTGGTCGGCCATTTGAACATGTTCCATTCGTCATGCGCCCCGTCCCGCTTGATCGCCGTGGGCTCGACACTTTCATGGACAACCAGCAACGTGTCCAAGTCCTGGCTCCAGTTGATCGACGTGATGTCGCCCGTGTCGCTGTCGGCTGTGCGCAAATAGGCAGACGTGAAGTCGGTCGGAACGTCGCGCTGGTGGACCCCATTGCGGAAGATTTGCGCATTGCGGTCGGTAAAGACGAACATGTACCGCTGCGAGGGGTCGAATTCGAACGGCACCAGACGGACGTTCGAAATGCCGCCCGCGCTATCCCAGAAGCGGATTTCGTCAATGATAAATGTCGCCGTACTGAGGTCCGTCGCGCCGATGCGGGCCAACCGCCAATATCGCGCCGAAACCGCCGAGGAAGGGGCCGACCGCCGGACGTGCCGGTCGTTGGTGTTGACGGTATCAATGGCGTCGTCGAAATCCGTCCAATTGGAATTGTCCGTCGAGTATTGCCACTTTACCTCGCCCGAACTCGTCCCGGCGGACAGCCGAAGCCCTTCCACATCGGCAAACAGAACATCCGTCTCGGTGGTGAAATCGACGTGGACGAGGACGAACGGATTTGTCGTACCGACTGCCGGTGTCGTCAGTTCGGTGCTCACATCGTCATCGACGGCGTTCGCCCCCGACCCGCCGCCGTTGGTGGTCACGGTCGCGCCGGACGTGTTGACCTGGGAAAGCGTAGGGCGGGCGGTGGCGATATAGCGCAAGCCGTCCCGCCGCAAGGCTCCCCCCTGGGGGATTACCACGACATTGCGCATCCTCTGTGCGCCGTTGTAGTAGTGCTTGACCCCCACACGAAAACCGATCAGGGGATCAAGTTCCCCTGATGTGAAATTCGTTTGAATGGTCGAGATATAGGCCATATTAGAAGCCTTCCGCGCGGGCCGTCAGGAGCGGGAAATCGACAATCGGGATCGGCGGGTTTTCGCGGGAATTGCGGATGCGGCAGGCCCGGACAAGGCCGCCCATTCCGGCCTCTTGCGGGGTGCCGTAGACGACTTGCTCAAGCCGCTGCGTCTCGGTCGACTGCCGGGTGACCGGCCAGCACAGCGCCGCCCGCATGGCCTGGACAATCAGATTTTGGAAGTATGGGGGCCAGTTCGCCTCATCGGTGTTGTTGACCTGATAGTCCATGAACAGCGCGGTTTCATCGCAGTAGATACCCTCCGCCTTGACCTCGAAGCGCAACAGCGGCGGGGCTCCGGCCTGAGATGTGGTGAACAAGGCAATCGGCGCGCCCGTCAGCGCGTCGGACGGGATTTGGAACTTATACGTCCACTGCGAAACCGGGCTTTCCGTCAGCCGAGAAAGCTGTTTCTTCTTGATGGTGAACTTCCAGTCGTATCTCGACAGGATGTCATTTTTGACAATGGGGTACAGAGTGCCGCACAACTTGCTCCGGTCGGTGCCGTCTGTAAACGAACTGATTGCCTTGGCGCCAAGTGCTACCAGCGCCGTGGAACACAAAGAAATATCGGTAGCGGTTGCCATCATGCCCCCTTTGGCAGGCCAAGAATATCCTTGGTTGCGCCGGAAAACGAATACACATTCGGCAGGAACCCGGAGCGACGGAACCGTTCCCAGGCTTCGCGCCGTGTCCGCAACAAGCCGCCGTTCTTGCGCTTGGATACGTTAAACTCGGTCGGCGCGAGGTCGTACCCGTCCATATAGCCGGATGCCTCAAGTGGCACGCCGCAAATCAACACTTCGTTGAACCCGATGGCCAGAGCCACTACGGCTGCGCACAGCGACGAAGAACCTACGGCGGCCGTCTGCCCGGTCCACCGGTAATCGACCCGAGGGTGTTTCGGTCCTGGCGCGCGCTGATCGCTTGGATATTCGTGGAACGGAACGTTGTCCGGCACGTCGTAGAGGTCAACCAAGTTGCCGTGGGCAGACACGACGCCGATGACGTTTTGCAGGATGCTCCCGACTTTGTTCACGGCCAGGACCGGAGCCGCCGGACGCAAGGCGCGGGCTTGGGAAAGATCGTCCATCAGGCACGCGGCACCGCCCGCAACAATCACCGGCCCGGCGTGGCGCGTGGGGTAATTCGGGGTGCAAACCAGTTCGATCATTCGGTGTCCTTACGTTGACGGGGGACGGGCGGCTGTTCTGCCGTTGCCGCCCCCCGCCGGGCTTTCCCCACCAGAAGGGGAAGTTATCGCGTCACGATCCGAAACATTCGCTCGATTTCGGATATCGCCGCGTTCAAATGCTCGACCTTGCGGACGGCCGCCTCATGTTCGGCGGTGGCGTGCGCGTGAAGGTGCCGCAAGGTGGCAAGCCGGGTCCGTAGCAATACGGCGATTTCGGTTTCGCCGCACATCGGGTAAGGCTGACGGGTACGGATAAGCGCCGAACCCTCGGGAACCAACACGGTAGCGCCGAAAGCTTCAAGCAACTTGATGAAATGCAGCACCCCGTCCCATTGGTCGCGCATTTCCTCTTCGTCCGCCATGTCGATCCCGAACAACCGCACGTCCAGGTGGTTCAAATCGTGGCGGCCGTTCAGTACCAGTTCTTCATGGATCAACACGGCCAGCATCCATGACGGGCCGGAGCGGATAAACTCGGAGGACCATTTGTTGAGGATATCGGCCGCCGGGAATACGGTGGCGTCGGGAAGAGCGTCCGAGGCGCGCGGAATGAAGACCTTGCTGTCTTGCGTAGCCAGCCATTTTACATGATTGGCGAAACGGATGTCGTAGCCGTCGACGGACGGGTCGTTGAGGATGTCGGGGTTGTGGACTTCGAACCAGCGATCAAAGCGCGGAGTGACCTTGGCCGTGTCGGCACCGGTGCACCAGATTTCAACATCCGGAACGTGAAAACGTGCCTGTTGCCTCGTTGAGACGGCCGTTCCGAGGATATCGACCTTTCGCGAGACAACAGACACGTTACACTCCCCCGCCTTACATCGGCGGTTAGCTTAGGACTGCTTCGCCCTGGTTGGCGACAATTTCCCACCGCGTGGACGATACGGCCCGGAACCGCACCGTGTCGCCCTGTACGAGGGTGACGGTGCCGCCGGACGCGCCGATGGTGTAAGCCGTCGAGCCGTCAACGATGGTCGAGCCGGTCGACGCCGTGGCCAGATTGGCCATGACCTCCAGGCCCTTTGCCGGGGTCGGCAGGCTGTACGCCTGATTGGTGATGTCCGACAGCACGTTGAATCCGTAATCGAGGTCGGTGTCCTCGCTCGATTTGTCGTGCTGGTTCATGTCGGTGCTGATCACGGCGAGCGAAACGTCTCCGCTGGCCGACGTGACCTGAGCGCGGCACTCGCCGTCGCTGCCCTTGATGTAGATGACATCGCCGGTTTGCAGAACGCTGGCGTAGGTGTCGAAATACGCGTCGGCCAGGATCGTGGCCAATGCGTCGGTAGCCGAAACGTATGTCGGGAACTTGGGGGAACCCTTGCGCCCGGCACCGGTCGGGTCCAAACCCTGTGCATCGAAGCTCATCTTTGGTGTCCTTTCCTGCCGGGGTTAGCTCTCGGTGGTCGAAACTTCGACGATGCCGAGCGCGTCGATTGCGACCGAACCGGCGGCGAAAATGCCGTTGGCCAGCCACGAGGTCATGTCCGGGATGTAGTTGATTTCCGTGCGGAACTCGATCCCCTGGGCAAGACCAATTGCGGTGTTGTGATAGAAATACGAGGTCCGGACGCTCGACGCGACCGGCAGGCCGCCTTCGTCGCGGTCCTCCATTTCCTTGAAATCGAAAGCCAGCCACCGCGTAATCTCGCCGTCGACCAGCGCCTTGATGATGTTCTTGTCGACGGTATTGGCGTCGTCGTCGCCGAGAAGCTGCTCCATCCCGTAGGACGATACGCACGCGGTACGCATACCGTTTTTCGGGACGCCCTGCTGGTTGAGCAACCGGCGGGCGCGGCGGCATTTGGCGGTGTTGAGGCCGGAGGACGTACCGCCGATATCGGTGCTGATCGTCAACGTGGTGGAGGCCGCGTCGAGAGCATCCAGGATCAGTTGATCCTCGCGGCGTCCGATGGCCCCGGAGATGACCTCGGCCAACGCCTGCTGTTCGTCGTAGTTGACCTTCTGCTGATCGAAGATGTCGGTGAACTCGGGAGCGTTCCAATCTTCGATGGTGGCCGTCGCCTTGGTGTGCGCGATGTTCATCGGCACGACGCGGGTTTGCGGAACGCGGCGGGTCGCGGTGCCCTTGCCGATTTTCGGGAAACGGTAGGTCGAACCGACAACGCCGGAGCGGAGACGGACGGTCTCGCGCAGCATACCCATGCCCTGGTATGCCTGCTTGACTATTGCGTCGAATTCCGCAACCGCATTGTTTGTGAGGGTTTTCGACATTTGCCGAACCTTTCTGAGCTATGAGTACGATCCTTAAAATCGCATCCGATAGCCAAGCTTGGTTCGGGTCCGTCGTGCGGATAGCCGGTCTTTGCTTGGGTCTTCCGCTGCCTGTTCTGATCCCCCGGCCCTTTCGGGGTAGCGGGGGAGGGGGAGCCTAACAGGGGTGAAAGTGCCCCCCCTCTTTTATTCTCCCGACGCACCGGGAGAAAAACTCCATTTCGATATACGCTGGTTTTTTGAACTGGTCAAGACAAAGGGGCCGCAACATGGCGGCCCCTACGGTCTGTCTGTGCCGTGCGTTTAGACGCCAAGCCCGCTTTCGGACGATCCGGACGGCGCGGTGCCAAACAGTTCCTTGCCCTGTTCCTGCCACTGCTCGTATTTCGCCGGTTCCTTGTGCGGGTCAGGCCGGGACTTGTACCATTCGGCTTTGGATGGCAGTTCCCCGGCAACGCCGGTCCCTTCGCCGGTCGGGAGCGGTTTTCCGCCCGCCAGCATCCGCATCTTGTTGACGACGGACAGGCCGACCGCATCCCGGCCCATAGCCTTGACGTGCGCGGCTTCGGCGGCCGACATCTCGCCGGACTTCACCAATCCGTCGACCCAGGCGACGTTGGCCATGCCAACGGCCTTGTAGTTCTTGCCGAACTTCTCGCCCTCGGCCTTTTCGTCAAACGGCGGCGCGGTCATGCCATCCGCGATCAACATCGTTCCCTTGACGATGGTCTCGAACTGCTTTGGTGTCAGCTTGGCTTCATGGGCGACCTTGAGAAACTCCGTAAGGCCGGGATCGTCCGACTTGATCGCCTCCAGGTTCTTGACGCCTTCCGGAGTCTGGATTTGCCCTTCATGGAGAATATCGTCGCTCAGATAGTCCTCCGGCTTTTCCGGAATCTCGCCCGGCTCGCCGGTTTCCTTGATGGTCTTGATTTCGTTCTGTAGCTTGGTGAGTTCCTTCCGGCTGTCGAGTGCGGACTTCAGGGCGGCCCCCACGTTCACTTCGCTCTTGTCCTTATCCCAGAACGCGTCGGGCACCTTGATCGTTTCTTCGCCGAACTTGTATTCGTGCTCGTCCTTACCTCCGTCGTCGCCTTCCTTCGGCGGCGTGCCATCGCCCATTAGGCCGCCGGAGCGGTCAAGATTGTCATCGCCGCCTTCGTCGCCGTCACCTTTGCCGCCGCCCGTGCCGTCGCCGTCCCCCTCTTCCTCGGCATTGCAGAACAGCGCCGGGGAATGACGCTGCTCAAGCCAGTCTTCGATGCTGCTGATTTTCATGGTCGGTCCTTCTGGTGGTCTAGGGTTCAGTAGCCGCCGCTGCGCCGGGTCGCAAGACGGCGCTGACGCTCGAGGATGGACGGCTTATTCGCCTGATAGAGTCGGAACACGTCGTAGAGTTCCGGCTGATACCGCACCGCCTCCGGGGTCATGGTCCGGTCGAGTTCGTCAAGCCCGGCGATGATCTTGGCGGTTACGGCCTCGACGGCGGACACTTCCGGGGCTTTCTGAGGCTCGGAAACGGCCTTCGGGTCGGGAACGTCGTTGGCATCACCAGAGGTCACGGCAACGCCCGCACGCTCGTCTTCGGTGATACGTCGCACGTCGCCAAGCCCGGCGGCCTCGACTTCCTTGCGCGACACCGGGTGCCCGATGGCTTCGCGGATGACGTTCAGGTTGGGCAACCCGGCCACGGTCCAATGGGCGTCATCGTCGTGGTTCAGATTGCCGATAGCAACAATGAGTTCATCGGTGTTAGTCATTTTGCCTTCCTCGTCTTGCGGTTTCGCGGGGCATTCTCGCCGTCCTGGCTGGCGAACTGTGGTGGCCCGGCCTCGGCTCGGGCGATAGCCCGCTTGATTTCCCGGAAAAAAGCGAACTGCCCCTCCCGATAGAAGCTTCTGAACGCGATTGTCATGCCGTCGCCGGTGTCCATTGGTTCGAACCGGCACCCGTTGGAAAGCCTTTCCATCCACGCTAAAACGCGCTGCCCCGCTGGAGTCCGGAAAGTTTGGGCAACGGCACAATCGAAGTCGAACTGCTCTTCAGCGTCCCGTTGCCTCTCTTCGTCGGTCCTCGAGTCTCTTGTGGCCCGGTTGATGACCGGCCAGCCGCCCATATCTCCGAAAAAATCTTCTGCCATGGTCTGGTGTCCTCTGGTTGGAAAGCCCTATCAGGCGGCGGCTTGCAGCGCCCCGCCTCCGTCGTTGGCGGGAATGGCCCCGCCCTGCTGGTTGGCTATGATCGAACCGACCATCCTTTGCAGCCCCTCGCGCTGCTGCTGATCGCGGACAATACGCCGGTCGACGCCCATTTTCTCGGCGAACCACTCGCCAGCGTCTTCCACGTTGCAGCCGATCAAAAACGCCTCTTCTCCCATTTCCTTGAGGATGGCCAGCCAGTTCGTAGCCGCCTGAACGTCGTTGAGGTTCTGGGCCTGGGCGAGCGGTGACTGAATCTGTACGTCGATGGTCCCGCCATTGACCTTGATTTTCCGGCCCCGCTCAATCGGGATGATCCCGGCCTGAGCCAAGGTGTTGAGGGTGATTTGCACCACAGGCCGGATAAGCTCGGACATCAGGCGGCCGAATGGCGCTCCGATGTCCTGCTGAAGCTGTTTCAGGCGGGCGACGATTTCGGTAGCCGACCGCACCGACCCTTCCTCCGGCGGGAGCGTGCCGTCCATCATGATTGTCTTGATCGACATGATAAGATCGTCTGCAAGGATATCGGCAACGCTGAAATTTGCCCCGGTTTCCAGCGCTTGCAAGGATGGCCCCAAAGCCCCGCCGTTGCTGCCAACCGGGATCACCGCGCCCGGCGTGATGCGGATAGTATAGGGGTTCAGCACCCCGTCATCTACCGCCGTCCACACCCCGGAAACCGCGATGCTGGCGTTCATCAGCACGAGTTCTTTCAGCTTGTTCAGGGTCTTGGCGTCGGGCAGGGCAAACAGCACGGGACCGCGCCCTTCGACTTCGCCGGGAAGCTTGATCCAGCGGGTAATGACCCACGGTGTATCGATGAAATCGTGCTCGACAAGGCGGTGGGGCTGTTTCTTGCTCGCGCCCTGCGTCTTGTATTCGAGCATGACGTCATAGTGCCAGTTGTCCTGCTGATAGTCGTAATACGTCGCCTCAGTGATCCGAACTGTCTTGGTCGGATCGTCGGCGATGTCCTTTTCCAAGCCGCTCGGCATGTCGACCTTGAACGCGGCCCATGTCTCTTCGATGTTGCCGATCGCCACTTCGTGGATACGGTAAACGGCGCACACCCCGCCCCAAGCCCCCTCTTCCAAGGCGCATTGGGCTTGCGGCACGGCGACATATCGGACCGGCATTTCGTCGTCGCCGGGGATCACCATCATGCACCCGGTCCCAACGGCCAAATCCAGCAGGAATTCGGCAATGGACACATCGAAGTTGCTGGTGGAAATCGCGGTAAACAGTGTTTCGGTCAGGCTGTCGAGTTTCTTGGCGACTTCGCCCCGCCGCTCCTGAGGGATGAATGCGCCGGGGATCAGCTTGGCCCAACGCTGGAATGGCGGCATGAGTTCGGATTGCAGCCGGGAGGCGAAACGCATGGTCGACACCATCAACGTGCTGTCGAACACGTGGCGCATCTTGCCGTCTCCCGGCTGCGCCCGGCCGTTGTTGTCGTAGGTGTTCCGCATGGGGAGCGCTAGCTCATATGCGGATTGACGGATGCTGTTCCAACGTGATTTACGGTCCCAGGCTTTCCGGGACCGCTTCATGACCTGTTCGGGGGACAGGCGGGCCATTAGGAACCGCCGCCCAACTTATCGGAAATGCCGGAGCGCCCGGTCTGGGTGTTGAGGGTGACGCCCCCGCCGGAGCCGCGCGCCGCAATCACGGCCAGGGCCGCTTTCTTTTCCTTTTTGGTTTCGGCTTCCTGGCGGGCGATGCTCTCGGCCTGTTTCTTCTGTGCCGCTACTAGCTCGGGATCAGGGCCTTTCGGCTTCGACCCGCCAAATAGCTTCCCGACCACTTTGCCCATTGCCGCCGTCTCCTACCGGTAGTATGCGCCCCCCCTGTCGAGCGACAAGATACCTGAATAACTGCCGTGGTGTCCAGATGCGCCAATTCCGCACCGCGATAATCGCCTTGACCATCGTAACGCACGTCAAAAAGCCGCGCGGCACGAAGCCGGGATTTGGTGGCGTATAGACGCCAACTTCGACAATCGCCGTCGCACCGTCCTCGTACATCTGTTTTGCGACTGTCAGCGGGTCGGCCCACCACACGGCCACGTCGACGCCCCACAGCAAGGGCTCGACCTTGACGCTGTAATCCGTCGTCATCAAACCGGGCTCGCCAAGCGGCGCGGGCAGGATCACCCAGCAATGCCGGAACGCAGGGTCGGTGAAGAAATCCCAGAAGGATTTTCGGGAGGAAGGGGAAAACACGACATAGGCCAGGAAGCGCCGGGCCGGTTGCTGCTGGATCACCAGAAGACCCACCACCAGAAGCGGGCCGCCGCGACCAGAAGGCCCATGACGATGAAGATCGTCCCGGCCAAGGGGATCAGTTCCAAGGAATTGGCCGCCGTCCGGCGTATGTTCGCCAGTACGACGGCCTTGAACAGGGCGAGTTTGTAAGGGTTGATTATGACCATTCGATGCCATGGCGTTGAAGTGCCGCCTCAACATCGAGCGCTGAGGCTTCGCTCATCATGCGGTCAATTCCGTCGTCTGTGCGGATGGCAAGATTGCCCCCGACTTTGGCGACAACCACACCATAACAGTCTTCGCACCATGGCACCCTGTCACCTACGGCAAAAACGCCTAAGTCTTCCGGAACTTGCGTCCAGATGTCGCCATATGCCATCACAGTGCCGCCGGATAGGTCACGGCAACGCGGCCCCTGCCGTCGATGACGTGGAACTGACCCTCTCGCCAAGCCCACAACTCCCTGTTTGCGCGCGCCAAATTGCGGCGCACGGCACGCGGAGGGAGACGGCGAAGCGAAGAGGTCGGAACGCGCTTGGCCCGGAGATGCTTTCCGGGCTCACGCTTCTTTTCCTGGCGACACCGGAACGGAAAATGGAAGTAGTCCGTGAAGTCGATCTTATTCAGAAGGATCGGAAAAATCTTGTTTCTCATCTTAGTCACCCCTGCTAAAGACATCGAAATTCGTCTTCGCCATTGTAACCACTCCGGGGCGTATGCGTCCAGCGCCTTCACCCGGAACCTGTTGCGTCCCCCGGTTCAGCGCCCTGGTTTCACCGGCTCCCGACAGCCCATATCCGAGCGCGTCTCCGATGTCCGACCACGGGTGCGTCTTGTCTGGCGTCTCGCTATAGCGTTCCTGGCCGCTGGTGTTGATGCGACGATAACACCATGCGCCGTTCAGCGCCTTGATCAGCTTGGTACAGCGGCGATGGATCAGGATGCCCGGCCGCCCGTCGATGTTGCGGCCCATTGGAGCCTTGATGGCGTCGACCCGTACCTTGATGTCTTGCGACGGCGCGGGGCGAGCGGGCCATCCCTTGGCAATCAGATGTTGGAACGCGACTGTCTCGAAAATCCCGTCTCGCGTCCTGCCCGCCGGATCGCCCCACAGGTGCGCGCAGGGCTGGCTTCCGAACGTGTCGGCCCAAACGAATGACAGTTCGTCGCTGAAGCGGTCAAGGCCCATATCGGACGCGATGCACTCGTTGTGAACCAGCCACATCCCGCGCGGCCCTCGTTGGAACAGCACGCCAGCCGGATTGAGAGTATTGCCTCCGATGTCCGCCCCGACTTGCGGCGGTGCGTTGGCAATCGGCAAATCATCCACCACCATGGCCAGTTCGTCGAAATCCGGGATAACCGGCTTGCCCTCGCGGACGAACTGATATCGGCCCTGGTAGTAGCAGACGATCCAATCGCGGTCTTTGCTCGACAGCGATTTGATATAGTAGCTCCCCGGCCCGAACGGATCGCCCGTGGGGTCGAGCGCCTTGTTGACCTGAAGGTGATAGATGTTCTCGGCTTGTGGGTTGACGCACCACAGGGACTTGGCCGCGCGGTGAACATGCCTTGGGTCATAAACGGTATACTTGAACGGCTCGCTTTCGACCGTCCGCCACTCCTTTTCCGCTACCTGTACGACTTCCAAAACGGCGGGCGGCTGAAAGTAGAAAGACCAGCCGGACGGTCGCCCGACATACTCGCCGTATTCGTCCACGCCCTTTTCGAGGCGATAAATCCAGTGATCTTGATCGGGCGGGTTGGTGTCGAGGATGATCCCGTACCATGTGCATTCGACCCCGCCTTGTTCCTTCGACGGGTAGCGCCCTACGCGATCCGTCGCCATATCGACCAGCGACTTCGGAATTTCCCGAACCTCGTTAAACCAGATCAGCGTCCCCTCGAACGACAGCAGTTTGCGCACGTCCTTCGGCTTATCCAGGCTCATGAACTCGACCAGAAGGTCAAGGCCGGGCGATCCCTCGTAGGTGCCCGCTTCCCTATCGATCCACTTGAAGTTCTTGGGGCGGATGCGGATGTGGTGGCGCATGGGCGCGGTCTGAACCATCGGCCCACACGCTTCCTCGGGGAAGATTGACAGCCACGTTGCAACCGTCGTGCGCTTCATGTCCGGTTCGGTATTTCGGACGATGGCCGCCTTGAAGCGGCGCACCCCGTCAGGCGACGGCTCTTGCTCCATGGCGCGGGCCATGATTTCCGCGCAACACACCGTGGACT